CGGACATTTTCCTCGACACCATCCTCGACACCCAGGACGGCATCGGCAACTACGCCAAGATCAACGGCATCGACATCCGCCAGCTAGCAATAACCAAACATTTCTGCGACGCCAACAACCTGTATATGGATACCCTCATCGCTGATCGCCAGAACTGGCGCAGCTTTTGGGCGTCTAACGCCCCCTTCAGCCTGCTGGAGTTTGCCCGCATCGGCGGCCGCGAAACCCTAATCCCAAGCATCCCCTACAACCAAACCACTGGCGCAATCCAACGCCAAATCCAAGTCTCCGCCCTCTTCAACCAAGGCAACATCCTCGAAGACAGCTACAAGGAAGAATTTCTAGATTACGACTCAAACGTCCAAGACATCATCGCCACCATCATCTACCGCTCGCTGGACAGCAACGGCACCTTTGCCGTCAACCGCTCGATCACCATCCAGCGCAAGGACACGAATCCGGCAAACGCCATCCTCCAGTCATTCGACGTTTCCGCTTTCGTCACCAACGAAGCCCAAGCGATTCTTTTCGGCAAACTGATGTGTAACACCAGACGTTACGTCCGGTCCGCCATCGAGTTCAAAACCTTCCCCACCACAAGTCCCATCTCCCCTGGCGCATACATCTATGTGGACATCGGCCACAACGCCTGGGACGGCATCACGACTGGCGTCATCGGACCGGGCGGCAAGCTGAACGCTCCAGTGGACAATATCGTCCGTAACGGCAGCTACTCGTTCTTGCTGTACCAAAGCGGCGGTGGCGTGGTGCGAACGACAGCAACAGTCAGCAATGGCGTTGCAACGTCACTGGCATCCCGCGAAGGGCATCTGTACGTTCTCGGTACCAAAGTAAAAACCCGCCGCGTCTACCGCGTCAATGAAGTCCAGATGGACGAAGAGGGCGAAGTGACCATCCGTAGCACGATTTTTCCTTGTGATGCCAGCGACAACTCCTTGATCGCAGATTTCTCAGACAACCTCTTTACTATCCAACGCTAGACTGATCCCATCAAGCTACGCCTGTCATGGCCTTCTTCACCGGGCGCACTGGTGCGTTGTACCTCACCACTGCTGGTTCCGGTGCCGTGACGCCGTCCAGCACTCAGCAAGCCCTTAAGCTCCGCGACTGGTCCCTCGAAACCAGCCTGGAACTGCTAGAAACTACCACCGTCGACACAGCCGTCAAAAGCTATACCCCTGGAGCTGTCAGCTCGACCGGCAGCGCCACCGTCCTGTACTACCGCCGCGAAGGCACCACCAGCACCGAGCCCGGCGTTCAGTTCGATCAGTTTCTGAACAAGCTGATGAAAACAACGTCAGCAGGCGTCACTGAGTCTGATCGCGTTGGCATCATCCTCCGCGTCGGCCAAACGCCTGGATCCAGCGGCGATATCAAAGACGACATCGCCTTCAACGCTTACATCACGAGCGCTTCGATGCAGGTCTCCACCGGTGAGCTGACCTCAGTGGCGATCCAGTTCACCGTCGACGGACCTTTCCGCGAACTCGTTGACGCATGACGTACTTCCTAGGGCAGTACGGCAAGGTCAAACTTCGCCGTAAGGCGGCTGGCACATTCGTCAGCTCAGTTCTGCCTGCAGATGTCAACACCGTCCTAAATCGCGTTGGCTTTGAGGGCTCGGTTGAAAACCTGCTGACCGGAGATCAACTGGTCATAACCACCACAGACGCCCGAGGTCTCGACTTCCTACCCAGCTCCACCTGGCCCGACGGCGGTGGCGCAACACTCAACGAGGTCGTTGCCTACATCAACGTCAATGCGATTGGCGGTGTCCGCCTTTTTGAAACCTTCAGCGCTGCCATCAACAACGACCGCAGCGTCGAGTACCCAGTCGAATCCTTTGCCGGCAGTGCGATCGAGATCTCTGTGCAGATCTACGGTTCCGTGGAGCGCGTCCTTGGTGATGTCCGAGGCTTCAGCTTCAACACCGACCGCGAGTCGCTGGAAACCACAACTATGTCCGACCGCTTCAAGCGGATGTATTCGGCTGGCCTGATCAGTGGCTCCGGCTCGATTGACTGCATTTTCAACGCCACCAACAGCGGCCTAGTGGAAAATCCGCTGCTGATGCTGCAACTCATTAACCGCACGGACATCGGCAGCGAGTTTGACTGTTACCTCCAACTCACCGAAGACGAAAACTACCCTGGCGTCCAAGACATCTACTACGAGTTCCAGGCGATGGTCACACGCACTGGAATCGAAGTCACCACAGACCAAACCATCAACTGCGCTATCGACTTTGTTACCACAGGCGAGATCAAGCTCTTGATTGGTGAACCCTCGGGCTACATCCTCAAGGAAGACACCGACCGTTTGCGCCTGCAGCAAAACCTTGACTTCCTCCTCACTGAAGTCACCGACTAAACTGCTAGAAGACTTTGCTGTAGCCGGAGCTGGCGCATGGCTGACCAGAGAATTACGCAGCTAACCCAGCTCTCCGAGGCTGACGTCGCGGCGATTGACGTCCTGCCCATCGTAGACATCTCGGCCAGCGAAACCAAGAAAGTCACCGCCAAGGACCTTTTTGAGGCTGGTGCCACCCTGGCCGACAGCTCCAGCATCGACCTTGTCAAGCTTAACCAGAGCAGCGTCACCAAACTCGGCACCACCGCACTGGCCGACGACGCAATCACCGCCGCCAAACTGGCTGACGATTCCAGCATCCACTACGGCCCGACCGCTCCAGTTTCGGATAATTTCGAGGGCCGAGGCCATCTCGACAGCGCCACCAGCTATCTCAGCATCTGGGACGGCAGCGCCTTCCAGCAGGTCATCGCCCCGACTGCCGGCATCGAGGACCTAGCAGTCACGACCGGCAAACTTGCCGACAACGCAGTCACCACCGCCAAGGTCGACGCACTGGGCCTTGATACCGCAGCCCTGGCTGACAGCGCAGTCACAACCGCCAAAATTGCCGACGACGCAGTCACAGTCGACAAAATCGGCGCTGGCGCTGTCGATACAACCGCCCTTGCCAGCGACGCTGTCACCACCATCAAGGTGGCCGACGACGCGATCACCTACACCAAGATCCAAAACGTCAGCGACACCGACAAGCTGCTGGGTCGCTCCAGCGCTGGCGCCGGTGATGTCGAAGAAATTGCCTGCACCAGTGCCGGCCGCGCTCTACTGGATGACGCCGACGCCGCCGCCCAGCGAACCACCCTCGGTCTTGGCACCCTGGCCACCCAGGATGGCACCTTCAGCGGCACCCACTCCGGCACCACCAGTGGCACCAACACCGGCGACCAAACCATCACCCTGACCGGTGATGTAACTGGCACAGGCACCGGCAGCTTCGCCGCGAGCATCGCGACTGACGCGGTGACCACCGCCAAGATCGCCACTGGCGCAGTCACCACCGACGAACTCGGAGCCGCCTCCGTCACCGGTCCCAAACTGGCCGCTGACTCCAGCACCGTTGTGAGCGGCAACGCCCCCAGCGGCAGCGGCGACTTCGAGGGCCAAGGCTGGATCAACACCAACACCGGCCTCAACTACGTGTGGACTGGTGCTGCCTGGCAGCAAGTCGCTGCCCTGCAGACCATTACCTTCAGCGACACCACCCCGCTGACGTTCTCAGTCACAAAACCCGACAACTTCAGCGCCACGGTCACAACCACCCTCGACACCCAAACCGCTGGCACTGTATTTGCTGGTCCAACTACTGGATCAGCCGCAAGTCCAACCTTCCGCGCCCTAGCTGCAACCGACCTTCCAATTGCCGTCAGCGGCACCAATGGCGCAGTCCAACCCGGCACAGGTCTGACCGTCACCGGCGCTGGCGTACTGAATCACACCAACAGCGCTGCAACCGGCACCTTCACCAAAGTCACGATCGACGCCCAAGGTCACGTCACCACAGGCGCCACGCTGAACGCAGCCGACATCCCCAGCCTCGATGCCAGCAAGATCACCACCGGCACGTTCAATTCGGCGTTTCTCTCTGAAAACAGCGTCACCGCCCAGCAGCTTGCTGACTATGGCATTGCGCAAGTCAGCGAAACCGCCCCAACGCCCGAGTTTGCCGGCCAGTGGTGGATCAACCCTTCCGACCGCTCGGCCTACATCTGGGTTGGTACTGTCGCGCCAACACCAAACGGTTACTGGTTGTTGGTCGGTTACGGCAGCCCGACTCAGCTCAACCTGCGCTTTGGCGGCACCTACAACGCAACCAGCAACACCGTCGTCTCACTGAACCAGTACGGCGTAGAGGCTGGTCTGGTCATCGGCCAAGCGCTGACCGCACCCAATCCACAGAACAACGGCGTCTACCTGATTGTTACGACCGCCGGCACCGGCACAACTCCAGCTCCTGTCGCATCACTTGCTGCTGGTGACTGGGTTCTCAGCCAAGGCACCGGCGCCAACTGGACCAAGATTGCTGTCGTATCTGGTGCTACCGGCACTTTCAACGACTACGACATCCTGTCAGACGGGACTTATTTCACACCGGACATGACCGGTGTGACAGATGTTCGCGACGCTCTTGTTTTGCTCTGGGGCCGCGCCCAGATTGCAACCACCGCCCAGATCGGCGTCGTGCTGGAGTCCACGGAGGTGCTGGTTGACAACAGCACCGGCGAAATGACCATCGGCGTGGTGGACGATGGCACCTACTGATGACGCACCGCACTGAAACTTTTGTCTACAGCGCCGAAAACGTTCCAATCGGCGGTCAGCCTGGTGATGTGTTGCTTAAGGTGCAAAATGCCAACTACTACACCGCTTGGCGCGACTTCACCTACGTCTTTGAAACCTACGATGTAGTTCTTGACGACGGCGAATACTAGACTGGTGCGGTAATCCCCGTCCGTCAGGAGTTAAGGGAATGGCATCCACGCATAAAAGCCTCCGCAGCAGCACTGCCGACAAGCGCCCCACAACGGCAATTGCGGATGGCCAAATTGCGCTGAATACCAATGCCACCAGCCCTGGCCTGTTCTTCAAGGACAGCACTGGCGCGAGCATCATCAAAGTCGGCCCTGTCCATGTTGGCTCGACTGCACCAAACGTCAGCCCGGCAGTTGGCGGCAGCAGCGGCAACAGCACCGGCGAAGTCTGGCTCGACAACTCCCTGACCCCAGTCGGCGTCAAGATCTGGAACGGCAGCGCTTGGGTTAATGCCACCCCGGCCGGCAGTACCACCGTCCAAGGTCTGCTGGAACTTGCCACTGATGCCGAAACCCAAGCCGGCAGCGATACTGCTCGCGCTGTCACACCCGCCAGCCTGCAGTCAAAAGTCAGCGATAGCACCAGCACCACCAGCTCAACCACGATTG